CATGTTCATCGTAATCATCAAACCCAAGAATAGTCTTGAGTTTGCCTAGATTGGGCATGCCAAATGTGCCGATAAAGTTTGCTGATGGATTCTTGAAGGTACCTTCAACAACAACACTTTTATCTTCAGCGATAGCCGAGATAACAGTCTGCTTGTCAGTGCCATTGACCTTGATAAGTTCAATGACGCCTAGTCCATGTGTATATTGAATTAAGTCTTGTAAATTGTCTTTCATGTTTGCCTCTTGTAATATTTAGGAAAGCCTATAGTGTATAATAGCGGAATTTTTTGCAATTGTCAAATACTTTCTATCCTTTTATAACTGTCCCATAATCTATAGTTTTGTAGAGTTTTTGCTGGATCAATAAAATTTATTGTACTGTAAAATTCTAAATCTTCTCTTAGATATGATTTTAGATTTTCTTGATTTATTGGATTAGAATAATAATGACTTTTGATTATATCTTCCACTCCGTCTACCTTAACACTACCGTGACTAGTTCTAGTAACTATTTTATCTGCACCATCAATATTATCTTTTAAAATATGTACCGCATCAAAAAAGGATTTTGTAAATTTTATAAACACGCCGTGGTAAATTTTATATTTTTTAATATACCAAGATTGAGGTAGCGTGTGTAATCCAAAAAAACCCTTTTTAAAAAATTCTTTACTTATATTTTTATGCTGTATTCCTTCAGGAAAATGTTCAGGATTGTAATCTTGGGCAAATCCTGAAAACCAACGGTCTATTGGATCTCTGTATATTATTATTGGAATTTTATCTTTCATTTGGTCATGATAATAAAGTTTATAATAATCCCACCCAATTTGAGAAAAATTTTGATAGATTGTCGTCGAGGCATTTTTAGGAATGGGAATAAAATAAAATTTACTATTAGGATGGTAAATTATTATGTCGTCTGATGACCCTAATCTATGCTGCGATATCCTTTTCATATTTAACCAAAACTAAACAACTCGTCAAACGTGCTGTTTGTATCTGTATTTGATTTTAAATCCCAGCCCAATACACCAAGAAGGTTGTCAATCTTTTTGTCTACCAATGTTGCTTCCATAGCACTGTCATCAAATGGGAGTTCTGTGAACCATTTTGGCAATCGCAATTCATCAACAGGATATGCTACGCTTGTAAAGTTTATTGCATTAGGTCGTAGTTTACAAACAATGACTTTCATACCATCTACGATCTTCATGCTATAGTTGTCACTATTGACCCTACGTAGATAGTTCCAATTCAATGCTGCACGAACATGACCGGGCATGTTTGCCTTGCCTGTCTTGCTGTTTGCCTCTAAGTCGCCGTACATAGTCAACTTGTTTACACTCTTTGGACTACCTTTAGTCCAACTATCTTGCTTACTAAGTTCAATCTTGAACTCTTTGATACGTTCAATAACATCTTCTCTAGTCTTACCATGTAGTACCATTTCAAGAACTTCAAACAAAAAGTCCTGTACATAGCGTGGAGTGTCAGCACGTTTCAAGTCAAGACCCATAGCCTTGATCTTACCTAGTTTGCCATTGACATCAAGACGTTTGCCTTCTTTGTCAAAGATATTTACAGCATAACGCTTCTTTGTGATGAACAATGTGCGATCACCGATCAATTCGCGACCTGCTTTGATCACGCACATCTTGCGTGGGACATGAAACGCACGTTCACAGAAACTTGGGAACGTATCGTTTGCCTGCTCTGCTATATTGTCATAAAGTTGAACACAAAGTTCTTTACTCCATTCCATATCTCCATTTTGTATTTGTGAATTCAGAATGGGCCAAGCACTGAAGTAACAACTATCTGTGTCACCATATACGATAGCATCGCCATAGAAGTCATATTTGCCAGTGATGATTTCATTGATCTGTGCGCTCATATGCTTGACGATCTGGCGACCAGATAGTGTGACGCTCTGACCGATACGTTTATCATAAAAACGGCAGTGTTCGTTCAACAATGCGCCATATGCTGAGTTCAACAAAATCTTGCGAACTAACTGACGTTTATCCCAATACTCAATATCTTCCTTAGTAGTACTTTCTTTGAGTTTCTTCTGCATGGCTTTACGATCACTATACCAGCGCGTCAATAGACCAGGAATCACACCTTCACTATCGCTTCTAAAGATAGTACCATTAGCAGATAAGATATATGGCTTGTTGCTGTCATAGATCAGTTTCCAGACTTCAGCAGCACTCATCTCAATGCTCTCGCCACTCTCAAAATCAACTGTAAGCATAGTGCCACGCTCTTGATTCATGATGGCTTCGTATTCAAGTGTGCCAAACATTCCTTCCCATAACAATGAACTCATCTCAACTTCGTCATCTTCGTCGTAGCGTGCCTTCTCGCTGGCAAGTTTACGTGCTTTGTCTTTCAGATGTTGATCAGTCAATGTCTGACGAACCTGTGCTACGATTGTCTCGGGAGCCATGTTCAATGTGCGTATGGCACTGGGATACAGACTGTTGATGTCAACTGCGCCTACCCATTCATGAATACCTTTCTTTGGTACAGCGACATATGCGCCTGCTGCTGCCATCTCACCGTCGCTGATATTTTTCTTTTTATCAGGAACCATCATGCCACGCTCATGTGCTTCGTTCATCACAGCCATTTCAATCATGGCTACTGAACCCATGACAGTTGGGAGTAATACAGTATTCTCATGCGCTAGTGCGTTAGCGAGATCAAGGAACTTTAGTTTGTCGTGTATCTTCACCAGCAACATCGTATCTTGACGATTGTACTCAATAAATGTTTTGAAGTCTTTGTTATATAATTGGTCAAGTGTACCTTCATACTGTGTCTTGCGTTCGCCGATTTCCATCTCACCGATAGCATCAAGGCTATAACTATGCCTTGATTCGTAGTTGTACTTCTTATACAACTGTAGATAGTCCATGTGTACGCGACCAACAAGATCATATGTCGTCTCACTTTTGCCATAACGTTCATACTCTCTTGGCTTAGGTGTCTGACCAAGCAAACAGAATTTACGTGTATCGTCTTTGCTCATCACCCTTGTGACACGATTGACCATATAGGGTATATCGTATCCTTCAGAGTTCCAGCCAGTGAGAATATCTGCGTCTTTGATCAATTCAAAGAATGTTTCAAACATCTCAATCTCACTGCGAAACAAGATTGTGTTGCTCATATCTTTAGTAAAGTCTTGGGCAGACTCATCACTCATATGTTTGGGAGGAATAGCAAGAGTGACAAGTGTATCTTGCCAATCCAAGTACATTGAGATAGCAGTCACCGGATTAAAGGGATCGTTAGTGGGGCTAAAACCCTTTTCCGGATCAAAATCTACCTCAATGTCAAAGAATACTGTATGGAGTTTTGGAGGCTCACTGCCTAAGTAGTTTTCACTAAGGCATCTGAATATCGGATTGATATCAGATTCATACAGTTTCTTATTGCTGTGGATTCGTTTTTCTTTTTCAAATTCGCTGCGCTTACGTGTGCTGAAACGTGTAAGTGGTTCGTTATATATACTACGATACTTACCCTTAGGGTCAGTATAATAAAAAGTATAGTTGGCAGGAAATTCGTTGAATGTGCGCTTGCCGTCAGGTTGGCGCTCTACAACAAATATTCTATCTTTGTCTCTGTCATGTATTGCGTCAATATAACTCATGTGGGGTCTTTTGTCAACCTCAGCAACATAATCTTGTTGTACAAATAACTTGTAAATTTTTTATGACTTTCTATTCCCGGGTGAGAATTATCCAACGCCCGGTCAATAGTAAAGAATTGATATATATTATGAGTATCATAATACTTGACTTTTAAGAAAGAAGGTATATTATCAGTGTGGTTCATGTCTATAAAATAATATGGCACATTTATCTTCGTCAGATATAATGCAGCATGATGTATTACCATATAATTTCTTATATTAGTATGTGTAATATAGCCTTTCTCAGATAAAAATTCTTTGTCAATATCTTCTACATTTATTCTATAAATTTTATCAGGATTTAGTCTTACTAAATCTATTCTATCATAAAAACTCCAATGAACAACACAAAAGTCATCTTTTTGAAAATTATATTGTAAAAGTTTATATAGAATTTCTAGATTGCCGCTACCCGGGCTGCCTAAATTTACTACTTCTCTACTTAAATTTTTTCCTAATAAGGAAGGCCAAGCGAACTCGCTTGGCTTATTCCCAAAACCTGTAGGAGGTGTATAACAATCAGGAAGTCCATGCCCATATGTAACTGAACACCCAAATGCTATCAATCTAGACATTATAGAGTTTTACCAACAGTTTCCAAGATAGTATTGAGTTCTTCGTTTTCTTTGTTAGTTTCGCCCAAGCGTGACTTGTGTGCGACCTTGATTGCCTTCTTGAGAACACTTGGTTTAATTTCAAGTTCTTCACCGATCGCCTTAATAGTATCACTGAGGCCTTCTTGAAGAGTTTCAATCTCATGGGTCACAGCAAGACCCTCATTTATCAATTGGGTCAACTTGAGTTTTGCTTCGTTATTAAAAGTACGTGATGACATAAAATCTCCTATGTGAGTAGTTATTGTACAGGTTGTTGTAAAAAAGTCAAATAGTTTGTGTCCGATCTATTCATATTTTAGTTTGAGAAAAATATATTCACGATCATCCATAGAAATTAATATATCATGCTTGCTAGTAAGTTTAGTAGTATAACCTTTAGAAATTAATAAATTGTTCAATCTCGCTCTAATATCATTTGGTCTCGGTACTTCCCTTCCATTAGCCGTGATAATATCATACAGTTCAGCTTGCCACTTTTCCTGCATCCAATCATATAGCCACTTATTCTTGTCTAGGCTGACAAGCATCTAATACCAACTTTTTAACGACTTTCTCAATGCCAGGATTGATGTGATAGGCATGTTCTACTACATTCTTGCGAATATAGTTACGCATGTATTCGGTATTATCATTGCTTGCATCATCACGCCATTCAATATTTTTTCTTTTACACCAATCAATAAAAGTTTGTTTATTGTTTAGCAAGAATGGTCTATGTACATTCTTGCGTGTGTCAGGGATTACCTTCGGAGTACCGTGCATAGTGCTCCAGATGTATGTCTCAATGCAATCGTTCAAGTGATGACCTGTGACAACATATTCAAACTGTTCTAGGAAACGATAACGCTCATTACGCCAGTGTTCTTCCCAACTATGTTCTTTGGGTTTTTCGTTACGGATATAACCAACCGACAAATTGATGCCTCGTTCTTTACAAAAATAGAACACAAAGTCATAAGCATCATCACTAGCATCTGTACCATGATGGAAAAAGGCTGCGTCAATCTCATGGTTGTTGCTCAAGAAATCGGTAATAGCAACGCTATCTACACCACCGCTCAATGCGATAGTGAGTTTCCGTGGCAATTTATGTAACAATTGAATCATATCCATATTATATAACTAGATTGGAATTATTGAAAGATATTTCGGTTCTTCTTGCCGTAAATTTTAATAAACTTTCCAGCCAGCATATCTGCTTGTGCCTCGATAGGGCTACCAGGATAACTATCGTCTTTATCTACCATGCCTAATTCACCCTGACGTACATGAACTAATTCATGAAATACTGTACGTAATATATCTACAAGGTTACGATTTTTTGCATAAACCCAAATTGTGTCGTCCCCGATGATATGCCCACCGGTATGATGATTACCCTGTGCTTCTTCAGTATCATCACTTAAATCAATCTTGATTGGCTTTTCAATTTTAAGAATTTTTACAGCCCAATCTTTAAACTTTTCAACTTGATCACCGACATCTAAATCTTCGTATATACTTTCACCGCCCCCGCCATCACCGCCGCCCTCGCCTCCGGTATCGTTGGAAGCATAGGCAAATCCCGGGTACCAATATCCACCGTACCTAACAGACTTTTTATTTTTTCTACGCTTTTTTTTTCGTTCAGTAAGTATTTCTTTACAAAGCATTAGCCATTCTCTAAAACACCATCTTTATAGACTTTAAACTCAGTAATTTTTTGGTCTATTTTCCATCTTTCAAAAAGAGCAATATTTTCATCTGAAAGAGGATCTGCGTCTGCACGTTGGGCTTCATATTCAGCCTCAGTCAAAGTGTTTCTAGCCCATCCATCAAAAAACAAAAAATCATCACCTAATTCTGATGATATTTCATAACGCATATTTTCATGTTCATAGAATTTCATTTAAATTCTCCCTATATCTTATATTTATCTGAGTTTAAGGTAATAATTACCTGAATCCTTAAGTTGCCTTATAACATTTTCTATTTTATTAGCATATTTGTAATCATGGGTGACTAATATGATTTTCTTAGTATTAGTCACCACATATCTAACAGGTTGGTACGGAAGTACCAAAATCTCCATTATTTTGCTAGTGGATTTTCCCATGCTTTCTGTATCTTTTCGTCTACTTTCTTTTCAAGTTCTTTTAGTTTCTGATCTGTCTCACGCTCAATATTACGTAATCGACCACTCATATCACGGTCGGTGACACCTACGAATGAGCGAACTTCTTTGTCAAGTTCACGATTACGTCTTTCAGCAGCATCCAAGTCTGCTTGTAAACTATCAATGTCACCTTTCAAATCAGTACGGACATCACGCATAATTTCATTACTTTCATCAACTAATACAACAGCATTATCAATCTTCTGCTCAAGTTTAGTCATACGCTCTTGTATACCACTCAAGTCAGGAGCAACATATTCTTGTATCTGTGTTTTCATATCCATGTAGTCTTTATAGAATTCAAATGCTCCATATAGTCCACCAAGCACTGTTGACACGATACCGGCTGCTATCATCAATTTTGCTGGTGTGAAACTATATCCACCAATACTGATAACAGTATTTTCGCTCATGTATTTTTCTTTGGCAGCCTCAAGTTCATCAACTTTGCTGTCAATATCTGTTTCGTTTTTCTTTTTTGGCATTATTATTATCTCCTATCCCAAATACTAGTTGTTCTAGTTTCTTCAAGCCAGGCTTGTGTTCTTAATCTTAAACTATCCTCGGATACAGGTTGTACCCCTAGATAGTTCATTATTACCCAACCTTTATGTTGTTTATATTCCTCCTGTTCTTCAGGAGTCATATCATCAAATTCTTTAGATAGTAAGTATCCTAATCTTGTGTTAGTGCTTATCATTTATATTGTTCCTCAACCATCTTTTTATATGTGTCAGTATTACCCTTTTCTAAGAAATATGCTCCACGAACATTGTCTTTGTATACTACATTTTTGTAGATATCTTCTGGCTTATACCATATGTTGTTATCATTCAACATAGCACTACGATATGTGCTGACATCTGTATCTGCGCCCATAGCCGCGACTATACCACTTTGATCAGCATCCATATAGTTCTTGTTGATTTCTTCTTGTTGTTCTTTGTTTGCGGCTACTGCTTGGTCTGCACGTTTTTCAGCATCAGTCTTTTCTTCTTGTTTATTATTGAGTACGCCCAGTATTTCAAGATTATTAGTGTTTGGTATAACATTGAAAGCGTTTGACAGATTCGGATCATTTTGTATGGTTACCTGTTCATCTTCACTAAATGTATTTGTATTACTATCATCATTGCTTTGTGATATATTTGCCAATACACTTTGAACAAACTCAATATCCTGTTGTGCTGTATCAACTGGTGCTATGTCAATATTCATTATATCACTAAAACTATCGGCACTATCTATTTCTATTATTGATTGTTCTATGGCATTTGCTACCGTTTCTTCAACTAAAGTAACAGTTGAAGTTTCGTGTACATCACTATCAAAATCGCTGTTGCCTGTACTTGCTACATTGTTAGTATTATCAATAACATTTTCTATGGTAATAGTTTCTATAATAGTATAAGTATTATTTTCACTACTACCCATAGCGATACTTTCTGCTTGGTTGATGCTATCACTAGCACTTTGTTCAGTTTGTGACATAGTTGCTGATAATGCTGCTATACCTATACTACGACCAATCTCAAGTAAATCAGTAGCACTGTCTGTGTTATTGTCTGCTACTTGTTCCTTATTCTCATTTGTATCAGTGACTTTTTCATCTGATTTGTCGTCACCAACATTGACTAAACTCTTTGTCATAGTGGTCGTAGTAGTTTCAGTTGTAGTTGCTGCTGTAGCACTGGCTGCACTTTCACTAACACTTAGTGCGAACTCAAGAGCATTTTTGCTTATGCTATCAGCAAGTATTTGTGCTTTTTCTTCGTCAGTCAATTCACGATATAATATTTCTCTTTCATTTGCTTCTGCTACCATGACTTCTTCGTTTGTTTCTATATCTTGTAGCATTTCTTCTAACTCTGTCTCATCAATATCTTCATAAGCTACAAATGTTTCTTCCTCTTCTTCCTCAACAACTTCACTGCCATCGTCACTACCATCATCGCCAGTATTTTCATCAGCCAACATAACATCTTCTTCGTCTGTAAAATCAGTTAGGTCTTGTATGATACAAGTTTGATCATATGGATATAGTTCACAATCTACAGCAATATCAACTATCTCATTATATAATATTGAGAATGTTACATTATCTACTCTTGGACCATAAAAGCCAGCCCAAAATCCAGCATCCTGTCCGTAAAATTCCAACTGTATCATAGTTATTTGACTGGGGCTGTCAACTATTCCACTGAAGGGTAACTGCGTCCAACCTTGTGTATATGTGGGCCCATCTAACAGTATGTCTTGTTGATATAATGACTCGCCGCTAAAAAAGTTTAGCCTTACTGAAAAATAATCTTCAGGACCAAATGGGTTTTCGCAAAAGCCACCTATGCTATTTTTACAACTTGCATTCAAACTAAAATCAAGCAGATAACCAAATTGGTTTGTATTCAAATCTATAATGTCAATGTTTTGCCATAATCTTGACATATCATAACTGAATACATATTCTCTACTGCTATTACCTATCGTGGTCCAATCACCCAACCCAGTGTTGTTCCAAGGAGCAGTGCCACAAGTAGGTAAATTTTGATTTATTGTGCAGGCTTCAAAGTAGGGATTTTGTATCAACTGCCCACTTGGGCTGGCATTAGATAGATCCACTTCTTGTGATAAAAGTGGATCACAAACTAATATCAACAATAATGCTAATAATTTTTTCATTAGCCTACTGGTTCAGCCGCTACTTGGTCTGTAGTCTTTATCGCTTTAGTTTCTTCTTTACCACCAAATAAACTACGGAACCAATTCTTCTCGGTGTCTGGTCTTTCGTCTTGATTTTCTTTCCACTGTTCAGTAGCGTCTTTACCGATCTTACCCATATATGGGCAAGGTGTGCCTGCCATTTCCATAGCCTTGAATACACGATCATCTTGACACATTAGACTTACTGCTGCCACTTTCATGCCCATGTCGTATAGTGTCTTGGATAGTTTCAGGCGTTCGCAGTTCATATCACGCACAGCCTTACCTGCACTCATACCAATGACCTGTGTTTGAACAGCACCACTGACACCACT